ATACAATATCAGATGAAGATTTAAACCAGTTCGCCAAATACATGAGGGAAAAATATCCACAAGCCTATTACTTTTTACAGATAGCTAGATATACTGGTATGAGGTTTAGTGAAGTATACGGACTAACATGGAATGATATTAGCCTAGAAAACCGCCAAATTCACGTCAATAAGCAACTTTCATATGTCAAAGGTGTAATTACCTTTGAGAAAACAAAAACCGCCAATTCGGTGCGAATTTTGCCAATTCCGCCTATACTGGAGAATATACTTAAAGAGTACAAATCACATGAGTTAGAGTTTGAACATGACCTAGTATTGAACCCATATAAAAAGAATGGTGTTAAGTGGCAAATAAACACCTACTTAAAACGATTTGGAGATAACCTATCTGCACATAATTTAAGACACACTTATGCTACAAAGCTATTAGCGAATGGCTTGGATGTGAAAACTGTATCATCATTACTCGGTGATACACCAGCAATGGTTATGAAAACATACGTACACTATAATGACGAAATGAAAGCAGCAGCATCAAATGCAGTTGCTAATATTTTTAAATAAAATTTTTGACGATTTTTGACGAATTGCTATTTTAGATTTAAAAAAATACAGTAAATAAGCACTTCTTTAAACTTACAATCTTAACGATCATAAAAGGGTATATTGCTTTGATTTATTTCAAATTTCAAAATACGTTGTAATAATCAAAGTTTTATATAGTGGTTTATTAAAACCACTTACACAAAATACAATATTTAAAATTCATTTTTTGACGAATTTTTGACGGCAATAAAAAAAGAGGGTAGCAATTACGCTACCCTCAATTTGTTTATTTATCTAGTTCTACTAAGCGGTGCAATTCACCATTAACAAACCACATTTCACAACGCACGTTGTCTTGGTCTACCAATGTTGCCATGTATAAACCATCTTGATTTGGTTGAATATCTTCTGCGAATTGATGTGTTTTTCCCTCAAATGTAAATACTTGTGCCATAATGTTTTCCTTTTAATCAATATATCCTAACTGTCAACTAACAGTTGATTGTTCCAAGCCGTGCAACTCGGAGATAGATTAGATCACCATGCCTTTACTGTATAAAGTACACTACCACCTTTAAATTGTGTTCCCTCAAAATGCCCTAGCATCTCAACTCTACCAGCTTGATAACCGATAGTTTCATACATTTTCTTATCAATCACAGTAACACCAGCTTTTATTTTATGTTCTTTGTTTAGGTTAATCTTATACACATCGACTTTTTGCTCGTCTGTGTTGGCCACTACTGCGGTTCTATCAGATTTTTCTGTGGCCACTTTAGGTAAGTTAGGGTTGCTATGTGCAATATCCTGTTTCACCTTTTCTGCAGCAACTTCAACTGTAGGTGCTTGTGTGTAATAAGTCGCTACTGGTTGAGTTCTTTCCTTAATGGAAATAACTTCTTGTGCTTGTTGTTCTGTAACGTGAATTGCTTTTGATAATTCTGTAGGTGATTTAGATTGTTGTTGCGTAATTACAACAGGCTTTTCAATCTGTTTTTGTTTGTATATGTGATAGCACCCCATACACACCAACATAAATATTAGCATCGGAATTAGCACCTGTGCGGTGCGTTTATGTGCTTTGATATAAGTTAGTACCTTACGTAGATAAAACATTCACCTATGCCCCCTCTACCTCTTCCATTAGCATTTTTAACGCTTTGAATTTCTCATCGGAAAATCTATTGTTTAGGCTATCCCTTAATGCACTACTATTCCATTCAAGGCTCATGCACGTATCATAGATGCCAGCGATAAGGTCATAATCAAAACGCTTATCATCGATGTAGGATAGGTTAGGCAATTCAATATTCAATGCTTTTTCCATTAGCTTCAATGCATCATTAAACATATTAACGATTTCACCAGTACCATACTGTACCGCTCTACTCCACACTACATCCTTTAATGCATCAGAATGTTTATCTACGTTGAATAGATTTTGTTTAAGATACTCACACGCTACATCATAATATGCGGACTTGATGTAATCGTGTTGCATCTTTTCAAAGCCTACCGCATCAAGTGTACCTAATTCTTGCCATTTAGCAATGAACCCATCAGAATTGATTTCTCCACTATCAATCAAGGCTCTAGCATAATCTGTGTAAAATCCACCTTGCTTTAAACCCCATCCAAGGAACGCATCAACACTACCACAATTACTTGCTAGTTGGTATGTACCATAAGAGATACCGCCAGCATCATTAATGCCACTAGATACACATGCTGGATCACCATTACTTTCATACTCAGCACTCAACTGTCCTAATTCAGCCATTGTAATTACTCCTTTTCTTTGTCATTGCTGCCCCCATTCATATATTGGGAACGCTTAACACCACCAGTAGCACCGATATAACCACCTAACACACCAACTATTACACTTGCCAAATCTTTCTGTTCAAGATAAATAGTCATGATTAGTGCGGTTGCTAGTGCCACTAAGGTTATAGTGTCCTCATAATTAATTTTCATTTAATCGCATCCTTTATCGATTTCACGAACGCTATCAAGTCTTTAACCAAACTCATTGCACGTTTAAACCATCTAGTTTCTACTAATTCAAGTTCAATCATATTCTCTACAATCGATGCTAACTCAACCATGATTGGTACTAAATACATCAATGTTGATAGGAATACATCAATGCGACCTAACATTGGAATGTCTACATCAGGCAGCGTTAAGAGAATGAACGATAAGAGGAATAACCACGGATAAGATTTAACTAATTTCTTAGTCATATCTGCTCGTAGTTTTCCGCTTACTAGAAATCTGCGTTGGTGTCCATTGACTTCAACACTCGCCCATCCTCTCCATATGATCGCAAGGAACATATTCTTGAATGTGATTTCCCTCTTAGTAGCTAAATTAAAATTGCGTGCCTCAACTAAGACACGCAACAATGTATCAACAAACACTAAAACAACACTTGTAAATATGGCTAGTGAAATTCTCACCGCCTCGCTTACACTAAAAACTTCAACCATAAAAGGCGGAAGAAAAACTTCAATCATGCTTACTCTCCAATTCGTTCGATAGTTATAGTAAATTGATGCCTTGTTAAACTCACTTTATCCCTCCAACCATTTATATTAAAAATGGTATCTGTAAGGTAACCATCTGCAGTTCCTTTTGTGGAAACATTAACCTCAATATCTTGCGATGCAGCTATAGTAAATTCATTAGTTTTGTCATACCCACCATGCACAGTCGCTCTATACTTTCCTTTTGGTAAGTACACAAACATTTTTTCTGTACCCCTAATGTCATAAGGTACCTTTCCCCATCGCCATGTATTAAACAATACAGGGTTAGTTTGAACATAACTCTTGCTACCATTCGATGTACGTTGCACAATAAGGGCGGTTTTATCACCGCCCAATCGTGCATAATATGTTTTACCATTAATAACTATCGGCAATCGTTTTTCGCCTACATCACGCAAGTTATCAGTCAGTTCAAAGGTTAGTGTATCGTTCCCTTTCTTAACTTTTAAGTTAGGCATTATTCAACATACACCTCGTTTCCACCATTAGCACTCCACAATTTCAATCGGCTATTCAAGGATGTTTGTACTCTCCCCCAACTTTTCCATGTATTCGCCATAAACATTCTGTGGTATGTTTCGCCATTGAATGCATGGAATGTTTGGTCTATCATCTTACCTTTCCCAAAGTTCATTACGATTAGCATACCTTGTTTGTGGCTACGTGGTGGGTTATTAGCACCGCCATCAAAGTTGATTTCAATAGCACCTTGTTCTGTGAATGTATTCCAATCTGTTGCCGTTTCAATTTTAGAATATGGAAAACCTAATTGGTCTACTTCTGTTTTTTTAACAAAGTTATCATCCACATCTTTTTTCTTATAGATAGCCGTTCCGTAATGTTTGGTAGTAAGTACTGTGAAACTATCTGTACCATCATAGTGTTTAAATTCCTTACCTTTAATAAACGTATTAACGGAGTTATCGCCAAGTTCTACGTTACCAGCGGTAGAAACTTTAGCCATACCAACACCATGACCATCAGGTTTATAACCCTCAATCAAAATGTTATTAGCCATTTTAAGTGCGCCATTCAATGTACCGCCTGTTAGTTTGAGGTAATCAAGCGTTGCCAATCGTGCAGTATTGATGGAGTTTTGATAGTCTTTGTTTGGATCACCAACATAAATATCAACTTGGTGTCGCTTGTTTGGTTTTTCTGTCAAAACTGCAAAATAGAATTTGCCGTTGTAATAAGCTATATCTTCGATTTCAGTAGTTCTATTGATTTCAATAATCTGTTTAACTGTGCCAAATGGTGTACATTCTACTAAACTACCAAGCGTTGCACTCATGATGCAGCCATTCAACATGAAAGCACCATTGTTATTGAAATCATCATATTCATAATCGACTTGATATGTTTTTAATTTCTTGAAATCATCGTTGTACAAATTGATTTCACGTAAGCGTTGCTGACCGCTAATAGGTACGATGCTCACATAAGTTCGTGTGATTGGGTCATATCCAATATTAAATACACGTTCATTCAATGTGATAGTGCGTTCATATTGCATTGTGTCAGCATTAAGTACTGTTAGGTTGTTACCATTTTTCAAGCCGTTCGCAAGATAAATTTTGTTGGTGTACTTGTTGTAGCACATAGTGTTACAATGCCCCATCTTATCAGGGTCATTGAATTTATAAGTACCTACAATCTCAAATGTGGATGAATTGAGTTCATAGAATATTTGGTTGTTACCATCACCACTAATACAAGCTAACACAAATACATTCTTTTTATCGTTGTAGGTAAAGCCTTGGCATTGGTTGACCTCTTCGCCATATTGAATGTTCTTAACAAATGCAATATTAGATGCACCTTTTAACATTGGTGTTTCAGTAGGATAGAATGGTTTCACGTTGTTATACGTACCCATATCCATTACGCTATCAACTGTATTGAAAGTTAGATGTTCATTGATTTTATAGATACCATTCGGTACTAACAATATCTTGTTTTTCAAGTTATCATTAGCACGTTTGAACGCTGCAGTATCATCTGCTACACCATCACCTACCGCCCCAAAGTCTTTTACGGAAACTATCCCATACAAACTATCTTTGGTTTGATACTTAGCATCAGCCTCTGTTTTTGTAACTAAACCACCACCATTAGGTAGTGCAATTTGTTCAGCCTTAGCAGCTGCAGTTTCAGCACGTTTAGCAGCATCTGTTGCCTTGATAGCGTTACTTGCAATCGATGTTTGTTTATTATCAATATCTGTTTTAAGTGTACGTGCTTGACTTACCAAATCATTAATATCACGTTTATCAACAGTTGTTTGACCAGCGTAAGCCTTTGCATCTCTCACTAATCGTTCAGCAGTAGCAACATTAGTTGAGGATGTATCAAGTGCAGTATTAGCCGTTGCCAATTTATCATCAACAGTAGCTGCAATGGTTTTGATTTCTTCACCTAATCGGTTGATTATGTCTGCATTAGCGTTAATCTTATCTGACTTTTCGCTAATTACATTCATAGCATTCATCGCATCATTAGCTGCTTTTACAGAACGCTCAACAATATCTTTTGCAACTTCATTAGGGTTCTTATCACTATCTACTCGAATTTTAAGCGATCTATCTAAATCAGCTTTCATTTCTTGCAAGATAAGTACAATCTTATCTGTTGCACGTTCGATATTCTCGAATGGATATTCATCAGGTAAATCAGTATCTTGTGAGATAGGTGTTTTACGTTCTAAGATAACCTTTTGCCCTACTGTTAGTGCATCCCCATTTGCTGGGTAAATTACCGATTTGGTGCTTTCATCATAATCGATATTCCCTACTTGTACCGCCTCTGTACCATCTTCATCAACGATAGTCAGCTTAACATCCTCGATTTGCATAAAATCGTAAGGGAAAATAAACTTCTTATTAACCCCATCACATTGATACACTACAGATGGTTTAAGTACTTCTGGTGTCAATTTAACATCCCCTTTCAGTTGTATATAAATAGGACTACCCATTATGGATAGTCCTTATTTATCAATGTTGTTTCTTTTTCTCTTTTTTTGTTTTAAGTCTGCGGTCAAATGCAATAGCCATAATTACATCTTCTAGTGATGCATCGGTATCTGTGAAACCAAATTTAGCTAATGTCCATAAGCCATCAGTTACAGTATCACTAAACCCAGTTGCTCGGTTTGCTAACTGACTGAAACTTCTGCCTACATCAATACCATCTTTTTTATCACTCATAATTGCGTTGCCTAAATCGTAGAATTTCTCAACGATGCTTAATGCCATAACGCTATTACCTTTATTGAATACCTTTTCACCTAGAATGTATTTCATAGCCATATTTGACATATCACGGATGATTGGTACACCCATAGTACCTTGTGCGACTAATTCTTCGATAAATGACTTGGCCAAATCTTCAGGCTTATCATCATCGCCATTCGTTAATGCTTTATAAGCCATCATACCGATAGCCTGTGAAATCAATGTCCACCATAGCATTTTAACGAACCTTGCATAATCGCCGTTATCCTTACGTGCATAGTTACCCTCTGTGATGATGTTATAAAGTGTATTAGCGTAAGAATAGAACGGAACGAATAATTGAGTGAATGTAGAACGCGAACGCTGAATAGCAGCAGCATCTTTTGTATCACCGCTACCAAATATATCACGCACCGCTCTATCGCCAGCCTCAATCGATTGTTGCTCGACCCATTCAGCACTTACACCCTCTTTACCAAAGAGTTCAGCTTGCTTTTGATCATACGCAAACTTCCATACAGGAATAGATAATGCAAAGTCTGTTTCAGTAAGTAGTCTGAACCCCATTTGATTTATATCATCTCGAATGTCAGCTAACTGTTCTACCTTATAACCACCAACATTTGTATCACCCAAACGTAAACCTTTACCTGCAATGGATAAACCTCGCTTCAAGTCTTTATCCAATGTTTGTATGCGTTCACGCATGAAGATTGATTGACCTAATACAAAATCTCTAGTGTTGTTATAAGTAGTTGTGCCGTGTCCATAGAAACCAATACCAGCATGATTGATGGCTCTAATGGTATTACCTACACCGATACGATAGAACGCAACAGGAATGTTCAATGCATTTTGCAATGCTACCGATACTCTACCAGCCATTACTGCGGTTGATGTATTCTTTTTCAATGTAAGAATTAAGCGGTCTATATCGTTTGTTTTAGCTGCCTCATCTTGCCAATTATCACGAACCCAAGTGCGCAAGAATTGGTAGGTATCAGCACCAAACTTATCTACGATGTAGTTTTGCAATTCTCTATTACTGATTAACTTATTAACATCAGTAACCGCTTTACGCATAGTAACATGGTTAATAGCCTCTGTGATAGCATTAGGAATTACATCAAAATCTAGCAATAGTGATTTATCTTTCACCACATCTAAACGTGATTTAGTAGCACTCATACCAGTTCCCCAAACCGCATTACTACTAACCATAGTTTTTGCAATATCTTCAACTTGGTTGTCGCTTACGGATGCATTAACTTTAGGGTTGTAAACAATAGGGAAATATTGACCCTCAATATTTCTACCACCGATAGAGAATGATAAACCCTCTACTTTCTTTAATGGGTTACCATAAAGTTCTTCTTGAACCTTACTGCGTTCATCAAAGAATGAATTGATATGATCCCATGTGCGAATAACAAACTCCCAGTCTTTATCTGTCATGTGTTCTTGGAACGCACGTTCAATATCGACTTCATTTGCCTTTGTAGTTTCCATTACACGTTGTCGGTTGCTTTCAGTACCCCAGTTAAGGGCAATCATGATTAATTGCTCTTTAGTAAGTCCATACAAGTTACCAACTGTGTACAAGTGTTCGTTACGCATATTGAATAATTCACGTTTGGAATATATTCCTACGTCTTTTGCCAATCTACGCATAGACACTTCCTTACGTTCATTGAACGCTTGCGTTGCACGGCTGATTGGGTCATAGATGTATTTAACTGCAAAGCCGTTTTTACCGCCACCCATCCGTCTTAGGAATGTTTCAACTTTCATCAATGCTAGGTGGAAACCATATAACTTGCCACTAACTGCATCTGTTTTCGTTTGGTTATTAAGAATGTTAAACACATCACCAGTTGCACCACCAAATGTTTCTGTAGCCTCACCGATGATTTCTTGTACTGCATTTTCAAATGATACGCTTTTACCCTCATCGTTCAATATGGTTGTACCCTCATACTCATTTCTGCCATTCTTGTACATACCAGTCATGAGTTCCTCCAAGGTTTCCAACTCATTCATTGTGATTGATTTGAAAGATTTCGGTGTTTTAGAGTAGAACAGTTCAGCTATCCAAGGTTGTAATTGAACCATAGATTGTTGGTTAAGAATGAGTGCATCAACATCAAGTGCGGATAATACTGTGTTCATATCGAACCCATCAGTAGGTGCTAGTCCATCGTACTTAGTTAAGCCCATTTGGTATGCCATGTGTGCGTAGAAATAACGCATATTAGGTTCAATAGCAATAGGGTTTTTAGGTCTAGTCATACGTTGCAACTGTTGTTTCAATTTCAATCGTAATTTCTTGGACTTTTCAAAGTTTTCAAATGCTACTCTTGCTCTTGCTTGTTGAAGCATCTGTTCACGTTTATATCCTAGTGCTTTATCGACCTTACCACTTGCCAATGCTCTGTCTGCTTTTTTACCAGCAGTAACGGCTTTATTCTGATAAGTCTTAAACTGTACCGCATTAGAGATAGGTAATTCACCTAACTCCTTTCTTGCTCGGTTCATGTAGTCTGAAATCGTTCCAAGTCCAGCACCACGAATTGAACGAACATTATTGATGCGGTCTTGCAACTCATCTTTTAGTTTTTCGATACGTTCACTAGCTTTTAATTCTTGTTTTTCTGCTCGTTCTTGTGTGCGTTCTACTAATCGTTCTTTTTGTTCAATAGCACGATCTAGTTGATTAGTAATAGTTGTTAATCGTTTAGATAATTCACTATTCTTATCTTTTAGTTCGCTCTCACGTTCCTTTGCTTTGTCTGTGAGTTCTGCTTTTTCATTGTTCAACTTTTCGATTAAGCGTTCAGCCTTTTCAAGTTCTTTTGTTGTATCAACAAGTGCAGTATCGACTTTTTTCTTATCAGATTTAAGAATATCGTACTTAGTAGGTTTAACCTCTTTTTCAATCTCACTTAATTCTGTATCGATAGTTTCTGTGTTAGGGTCTAGTTTACGAATACGTTCCAACAATTCCCAGTTCTTCGCTAGTTCACGATTAGTAGACTTTTGAATAATCTTACTTTCTTCTTCGGTTAATCTCATTTGACCTTGTGTACTAAGCAAGATTTCTTCTGCTATTTGCTCGTTGGTTTTGTCTGCATTGTTATCTTTCATAAACTCTGCTTTCGCATTGTCCATTTCTTGATTGATAGCATCGTTAAATGTAGCACCAGCTTGTTCTACTTCCGCTCGTTCTAACTCTTCAATAGAGTTGTATTGTGTATCTTTCAATGCACTATCACCAAACACGTTATATCGTTGATGCTCTTTATAAATAGGATATTGCTCAATCAATCGTTTTTCGATTTCAATTTGGATAGCATCCTTTTCTTCTTCCCATTCTTTAATTGGTCTATTGTCCAATTCTTTCATGAGTTTTCGCATCACACGTTCTTTTGCTTTTTCTTTTACATCTGCGATGTAGGATTGCATACGTGCTTGGTCTTGCTCGGATAGTTGCTTGTACAGTTCTGTTTTCTCAAACTGTTCAAGTTGTTGTTGTTCTGTATATGCCTCAATATCCTCTTGGGTTGCAAGCATACGATCCATAACTTCCCTAATATCTTTAGGTGGTAAACCACCAAGTCTTGATACTGCACGATAGATAGCACTCAACCACTTACTAAATCGTCTGAATGTACGTTCAAGGAATTTAGTAGGTGCTTCACCCTCTCTTAGATAAGCCTCAAACCCTCTAGCGAATTTCTCGTGTGCATCTGTATTGATGGTTTCGCTATCGTTCCAACCAGTCCATTCTTTCAACGCTTGCCAATCATCTTTGACTTGTTGCGGTGCGTTTTCCATTTCAGCTAAGGTCTTAATATCGTCAAAGAATACATGACCCATCTCATGCATGAATGTTGATTTATCAGCAGTTTTGAATAACTCCACAATACGTTCTGTTTGAGATTTGATAGTAGTCATACCATTGATAGATTGATTATATTTTTCAATGATTTGAATAGACTTGTCATCAAACACTACAAAGTTATGAGTAAGACCATGTTTATATTTAATCCCTTTTACACCTAATTCGTTTAATTTAAGAGATGCATTTTTATCGCCACCTAAATGTTCTGACAAACTATTATAAAACTCTTTGCCAGTCATATCAGTATTAGTCAGATTTAATTGTTTGATTTTATCTAAAACGTATTCCGATTGCTCGTTAATTGGTTTTGAGTAATCTAACATTGTTTCTGCATCTGGAATTTCTACATTATATAATGTTGGTTTTGAACCAGAAGTTACTTCAAAACTATCAATATTATCAATTAGATACGAAATTTTAGAAACAATATCATTATAAAAAATATAATGCTTGTTATATTTTTTTCGCTCCTCATCAATAGCATCTAGTAGATACTCTTTATTTACTCGTTTGTTATCAGCCTTAGCTTTAGCTTTAGCATCATTTAACATAACAGTTGCCATTCGTTCAAACTTACTATCAACAAGTGTTGGTAATTTGCTAATAGTAAACTTACTGTTTTGTGTAATAAATTCAACGATGCCATCTAATTCATTTAAATTTTTAGTAACTCTATTTAAACTATCTTGCTCATCTTCTCTATGAGATACTAATCGTTTTAATAGAGTCTCTTTATTATTCTCTACATTAATACCACCAAATATCTGATTTATAACAGGGGCATACTCATCTGGCAAATTCTTTCCGTTTAACGTAAATTCATTTTTAGATTTACGCTCTACCTTATAATTTTCAGCTACATTTCGTTTTTCAGCAAAATACAAACCCCAACCGAATGCTTGATGACCTAAGCCACCGCCAATACCACCTAAATCAAACTCATCAAAATCATAAGGCGAACCATGCCATGCAGCTTGTGCGTAACCATCTTTGCCTTTCAATTTAGCATTTATATCAAATCGTAAAGTGTTTAGGTAGTCCATAGCAGTATAACGTGCATTGCCAGCCTCACGCATAATCTGTGCGAACACATCAGCATGAGTTGCCACCAACAATGCATCTTCATGTGCTTGTTGTCTGATATGACCTTTAGTGCTAGTTTCTAACAGTTCACGAACCTTTGTATATACTTCATGACCTGCTTTTGTTAGGTTCATACGTAATGCAACATTCTTATCAGCAATTTCAAAGACTTTATCTTTCATAGCCTCTAAACTTTCGATTTGCATTAGCATATGTTCCATATCTGCATAATGTGCATCAGATTGTGCTAGTGCATCAGCGTTACCATCAAGGCTTGCCGTTGTAGTCGCTCGGCTATACTCATATGCTGCTCGTCTGCGTTCTGCATTAGTACGTGGTGCTTTACCGCCATTATTAGCTTTATAATCAGTCAGCCATTGTGGTTCAACACCAGTACTTACTGAATCATTAATTGATTTATCTGCATTGTCAAAATCACTAGCATAGGTTTCTCTGTATTGTTCTTTCAACGTATGCAATAAATTATTGAAGTTACGTTTAATGTTTGTAGGGTCAGATAGTACCTCATTAAGTACTTCACGATCTATATCAGATGCACCCTCAAATTCATTACGGATAATATCATCCTTGATACGTTCCGCACGTTTAGAGGTATCATCTTTCAATACCGATTTAGCTACATCTACTTCTTGTTTTGCACGTTCTAGTGTAGCCAAAGACATACCACCACGTGTAAAGTAAGAGGTTTGTTTTAATGCATCTACTGTTTCATCGGATAAGTTCATTGATACTTGTGCATATGAACCAATAGGAATTTCAACAGGTGCATCTGCCTCGATAGCTGCTTTCACTTCCTCTTGTGTAACCAAGCCATTATCAACCATATCACGAATTGCCAGTTGTCCGTTTTCAGATTGTACTAATTCCGCTACATCTACATATTGTGTAGACACACCAATCTTATCACCCTGTGCTTGTACGATTTTGCCGTATAGTTCAGGGTTTTCTTTTGCGATTTTATTGGTTGTACTATCCTTACGAACATTATCCATGATGACTGCACCATTGCGGTTTTGCTCTGCGATGATTGCTGCTTGTTGTTGTTCAGGTGTTAGCTTTTGGAAATCACGAAATGCCTTTGCAGTACGCACACCACCTACCGCACCACCGATAGCACCAAAACCTATTACCGCTGGCAATGCTTGTTTCATTGCATCTAGTGAACCTATAGCAATATCACCTACGCTATAATAACCCTCTAGGTCATTATCCTTACGTGTTAGGTTGTGTTGTACCTTTTCGTTTACATCTTGCAAACCCTCTTCAAAGAGTTCAGGTACACCAGCTTTAACGGAGTTCTTAGCCATCTGCGCAACAGTTGTACCAATACCTCTATCAAATGTTTTAACAGTATCACCTACACCTGCACTAATAGCTTTTGCAATCATACCTTTAGGCGCTACTGCTTTAACGGCTTTACCCATAGCTGCAGTTGCTGCAAACTCAATACCAGCATCAATAGCAGCATAAGACATAGCGTATTGATTAGCCTCTTGGTCTGTGTATACTCGGTTGCCGTTCGCATCTTTCTTTTGAGTGAGTTCAATGTACTTATTGCCAAATGACATTTTGTACATATTGCGTGCCATATCAGCACCGCCACCCCATTTAGCACCAGTAGCAGCACCAGCGGTTGCACCTACACCCTCTGTAGCCAAGCCACCAATTAATGCACCAGCAACTGCACCAGCTACCGCACCTATACCGCCTTGTTTAGCCATCATATAGCCTTGTCCAGCGGTTTCACCGATTACAGATTGTGCTACATCTAGTCCATCTGCATGACGATAATTCGCAAGGTTAGTTTGTAAGCGTTGAATTTCGTTTGTTAATTCTTCGATTTTCTTAGGGTCTGTAGTGTTGGATAGTTCATAACCAACATCCCCCAACTTCATCTGATCATTAATAGACCATACATTCTGTTGAATGCTATCCCATATACCATGAGTAGACTTAATGGATTGTAAATTGTCTAAACTATATATAGCCTCTGATTGTGAACCATATTTAATCTTGTATAACTCTGGGTACTCATCATATAGCGATTGTACTGTTCGCCCTCTATCTACTTGATTAGCAAGATAGGCTGCTCTTGTGAACCCTGTTTCACCGCTATTCAAGATAACATCAGCACCTATGTTCAGTTTATTAGCATAGTCTAGTGCTGCATTAGCTTTTACCGCATCATTACTTGCATAGATAAAACGTGCTGATGCAGCTTGCAATGCTGGGTTATTTACAATAGGGTTTTCCTTTAAAGCCTCACCAATGGTAGATACAGTCTGTAAAGTTCTATCCTTACCACTACCAGTTGTATCGACTAGATAAGGTGCATCTGCTAAACCGCCTAACGCATTACCTACTTGTTTTACTGCATCTACTGCATTACCAGCCCAGCCATCAACTGGTTTGAGGTCTGTTTTATGTTCGTTTGTATTTAATGTTCCATTAGGGTTATATTGCGTAAAATGCCATTTAGCCATGTATTACTCCTTACTATTCATTATCCCCAAATGTTCTGTGGAAATCGCTTTCTTCATAATCTTCGAATGTTCCATCCGGTCTAGTCATTCGGACATAGTGTCCGCCATCATCACCGATGATTGGTTGATAGTCAATGAACCCAGCACCACGGATAGTAGCCAATGCCACATTGCTTTGATAGTTATCGCCACGTTCCCAAAAGTGATTAACTTGTGTTGTTTGTATAACTTTTTGCCCTGCGATTTCGTTTGCATACCAAATTTGATTTTCATAACTTGGTGGCTCGCCTCCATTTTCCATAGTTGCTTTTCTGTACCATGCTGCAAAATCTTTTCTAAACCCTTGTTTGAATATACCTTTTTGACTATCTTTTAGATTATCCACCGCATCATCCATGATATGCTTTACTGGTGATAGGTCTACGCTATAATCTCCAGTTCCGTTCACCATATCATTTAGTTCTTTATTCAAACTGCTTTGTTCTTCCATAGATAATGAACCATTTTCTGCAGCATACTTTAGAATTTGTTCAGGCGGTACATTATTTGCAATCATCTGTACTATTGTAGCTTTGTATTGTGCATTGTTTTGTGCTGCTACCTCTCGCCTTTCAGCCTCTATGTATCTATTTCTAACACCACCAAACGCTAGTGTTAATTCTTCGTTACCAGCGGTTGACCTATCCAAAAAGTTCGCTAATTCCGCATTGGTCGCACCATTCTTTTGCATTTCCAAATACTGCAGTTCAATCGCTTTCTTTTGTCTAGCTAATTCTTCTGCTCGTACTTTTTTTCGCTTGGACACTTCCAACTTATAGGCTTTCATGTACTCTTCTCGTTTTTGTAAGAGTTCGCCGTCAGTATATCCTTTAGCGCTACCGCTAAACTTACCTACACCAACGATAGGGTAAATATCAGTACTAACAATAGACACACCACCACTACCAGCTTGTGCAACTTTACCATCTCCCATATAGATACCAACATGAGTTACACCTTTATAGGCTTGATTGTTCGTGTTTACTGCACTCGGATCATCACTAGGCGCCCATCGTTCGTTATTGCTTTCTACGTACCAAAATACTAAATCACCTTTTTGTGCTTGCGATATATCTTTTACAAGTTTACCCTCTTGTTCCGCTTGTAAGTACTGACCATCTGCGGTGCGGTAGTTAAGAGTAACACCTGCTTTTGACATGGCATCTAAAGTGAACTTACCGCAATCTGTACTTTCACCACCATCACCACCTAGCACATATGGTTTGCCTAACTGTTCATTAACTGCACCATCAAGTGCAGGTAAGTTTATATTTCCGCCTTGCCCTGCTTTAGGTAGACTAGCTATAAATGCATCAGCACCTTTTTCGATACTAGCATCATCTTCACCATATGTATCTACATCACCTACAATACGTTTATCGATTGTTTGTTGGGTATTAACCTTATCGATTGCCACGGCTGCTTTAGATAACACACCCTCACTCACACCCATTTCTCGTAGTGCTGCTATTGTTTGTGGACCTGCGGTAATATCATTTCGTGTTACTGTTTCATCAATAATTGCAGCGCCTACTCGGTCTGCTACTTCTTGATATTTAGCTTTTACAAATTCTTCACCACGTTCACCATACATAGTTTCAATGCTACTCTTAATAGTGCTTAATGAGTTAGATACAATATTAGGATTGTTATAGCCTAGTACTGCAATCTGTTCAGATGATTTCACATTGTTATTAAATGTTACATCTTTGTACTTCTCACGTTCGGAACGCTCATGCACTTGGACACGTATATTATTAGCGTGATAATCTTTATCCGCCATTTGTAAAAATCGTTCACGCAATCGCTTATTGTTAGGTAAATTACTTAATACCTCTTGTCTGATGTTATATTCACTTTCATTAAATAGTTGCGTTACATTAGCAGCGCCATTTAACTCTTTATGTAAAATACCAGTTTCTTTATTGGTCAATTCATGTGATATACGATTTTTATAATCTGTTTCAGCGTTCATATAAGCGATGTTTAAATCTTCATCAAGTCGCTTTTGCATCTGTTCGTTAATGTTATCAATGGCATTAATTACACCTTTTAAACCTTGTTGATTTCCGCCAAATGCTAATTCATTACCAGTAGCTTGCACACTACCGCTAATTGTATTTAGTTTTTGTTCGCCATTGTAATTTACAAACCGCATTAGATACCCCACTTATTACTTCTGATAGTATTTCTTACAAACCTACCATCCCTAACCAAGTTAGATTGTTGAGATGCTTTTAAGCTAGGTGAATAATATCCACCACTATTACTACTACCGCCATACTGCCCTTTAAGTCCATAGATGCTAGATGCACCACTCAATATCGTACCTAGCATAGCCATTCTAGTTTGTGATTTAGCATTGCTTGCCGCTGCTCGTGCGGTGCTTGCCTCGTTACGATAGTTCATGCCGTTAAGATATTCATTGTAGATATTGTTATTCTTGTTAGTTTCCCAATTCTGAATATCCTTGTTGTATTCGTCATGGCTACTAGCCATTAACTGTAACGGTGTACCACTCATAGCTAAACCGCCAGCGCCAGTTTCTGCTACGTTCTGCCCTTGGATAAGTCGCATCTTATCGGACATCTTATCTCGTTCTTGCAAGGCTTGGTCTGCTATTTGTTCTTGCTTGCGATCACTAATACGTGCGTTAGCCTCTGCTACCCTTGCTTGTTGATTGTACATTGCAGCTTGTGCCTTACCTTGTTGGTGTTGTGTAAATAATGTACCAACCATACTTGCTGCGGTTAATGCAATAGGGTTACACATTCGCATCCCCCTTTCTCAATGTGAATAAAACCATATCCCCATCGTTAATATCGTAATGAATAACCGCACCTAATGACTTTAGCCATCTAATGGTGCGGTAATTTTCTTTGTGTATGTAATTAAAAAGTACTTCCCTAGTTTGTAGCCATTCCCCAATGATATTTCTACTAACTTTTATAAATTGCTTTTGCAATGTCAAACTACGTTCAAAATCTTTACTCCCCAAAAAGTAAATGCAATGCATACCATTTAGTGCAGTTTTAGATACCCCATACACACATAATGGCTTATCATTATCAATAACAATGCGACTTTGATAATCTTCACCAAGAATATCGTTTATAAAGTCATTTTCGCCGTAGTTTGAATTTTTTCGATTGATATATTTAACCTCTAAGGCATCTATCGAACGTAAGTTGATATATAATTCACGAATTAAAGAAACGTGCTTAGAGGTGCAAATATTACATTCCATGAACATTTGGGAAACCACCGCCAATTTCTACCTCTCTTGTAACCGCTAATAGGTTAAATGGGAAAGGTTTTGAGTGTTTTATACAGATTTCTGTATTAGTATTAACGCTAGTTGCTATCTTAGGTAGTGCTATTACAGTATCACCAGTAAATAGCGATTTAGGTTTTAAGATTAAATCATCTACATCATCAAATGTTTTGCCAACGCTGCCACCATACGAACGATATAACCGCAACGCAACTCGTGTTATAGTTACCAACCTACATTGCAATGTGCCATCGTTTATTTGTTGCTCTACGCTAGGTATTTTAATTTTAGTAGTATAAGGTAACCCAACAGTAATTACATTTGCTTTACCATCTAATTTAATGACACCAGTCGGTGGTACTACCCTAGATGGCATCTGTTGCCCATCAACTACTATGTCTACCATTTGCCCTACTAGATGAGGTGCGTTGATGTAATCAGTCTTAATTGAATTAGCAACTTTAACATAGCAATCTAGGAACACATCGGAGTTATCTTCTGTGTACAACGGAATACTACGTTCAATACATTTCACATTCTTATTATTAATCACACGATCTACTACAAAATAGATTGTGTCTTGTTCACCCTCTGCCACGCTCTCTACATATCGGTATTTACCATTTGTAACAAAATGCGACCACCCATACACCTTTTGTTCAGGTATGTAGGTTAAGCAATTCAACTGTCCATCATCTCGAACGTAGTAAATAATACTGTCAGGGTCTTGTGCATATGCACTCGTTACTGCCACATGGCCTTTAACCAATGTTTTAACAAATAGCGTTAAGTCTTGCCCTGTGTAGTTGTCGCTTTCGTAAGAGTAACCCATATCACGAACAGTACCGCCACGCTCTTGAACGAACACGCACCGATTACCGATAAACTGTGGTTCACATTTCAATGCACCACGTTGTGTTTGTGTTTTAAGGTAACAGTTAGTAGGTGTAATAGTCTTACTACCATCTACTATCCACTCATTACCACTTGTTAAAACAATCAAGTCGTTAGCTGGTACAAGGTGTCTAATTTCATACATCTTGCGGTTGATTACTGGTAGTGTGATTGCACTATCATCTGTGATTGTACCGCCTACTTTTTCAACCCCAAAGTTAGGATAATCACCAGTACGGCTAAACCAAATATAATTAGGCTTGCTATCAGTAGCAGCAACTACAAAGCGGTCTTGATAGAATGTACATAGTTTCGGATAACCTCTACCCCTATTCCAACTGCCTAACTTCCATTGGTGGCTTGGCTCACCCTCTTTAATACCATTCAGAACATTAACCTTTGCGTTCTTAGCATCGGTTACGCTTTTAATCTCAACGATACCATATTGAGTAAACGGCATAATAGATAAGTCGCAATTAACAGAACCACCTTTAATATCGGAGATATATTTTAACCTTGCTCCAGCCTCTATCTTACCTGTATCAGTTACATTGTAGTCATTCTTAGAGGTGTATGTTCTGTAATCTTTCCAAGTCTGCCCATTGTTGTTAGAGATTTGAATTTTAACTGTACCCTCCCATGTGCCATGAGTGGTGAATTTCCATGATAGTTCTGTATCAGTACTGTAGCTTTCAACATTGTAATTAATGTTGTTGTAGGTCTTTTCTATTCCTTGTGGTTGCATATAGCGTTTGACTTTTTTCTCTACAACGATACCGCTAATCTGTGTATGTACCGCCTCCACATAGTATGCAATCTGAATTACACTACCAACCATATCTTGTGTGAAAAGGTCTTTTGTAGATGTGATCGTATCACCATTAACAGTTAATGTGTGTCCATTATCCGTGTTGATTTCATCATAAGGTTGTTCAGTCAGTTTGTAAGCACTCATCCGCCAGTCAGTATCGCTATATCGTGATAGCGTTTGAATAGGGTACTTGCCACTACAAATGAACATTACATCGCCACTTTGGATGCAGTTTAATTCGCCTACAACGTCCGCCTCAAATGGTGTCTCTACTTCAACATTTGTATACACACCATTGCGCCATACTCTAACATACCTATCACCAAATTCAAGCATGAATGATTGGTTCTTATTTGTTGTAAACTCAAACAGTCTAACAGGTTTATCGTTGTATTTAGCATAGCCGATAAACTGCGAACCTTGCCTACGTGCCACCGCTCCATAAGGTCTGATTACCGCATTTTCAGCAAGCAATAGTGCGCTCTTATATTGTTCTAAGTCAAATCGACTAGATACATCAGGCGATACCTCGCCTGTAGTAAATGCGACTTGTCCGATAAACATAGGTTGCATATCACCAACTCCTTGCTTTCAAATAGCTAGATACATAAGGCATATCTAGTCTACGTTCTTTTGCACTCATAGATTTTGCCTCTTGTAATGCTGCTTGATATAACTTGTACGATTGGTCGAATAAACCGCTATTGCCTGTTAGTGGCATCGCTAAATCAGATGCCATCTTACACACCAATGCTTTAACGAATATAGGGTTCATTACATCAGCATCGGTTATATCGTACACATAATCAATGTGCATCAATGGCACATCAGATACGATGTACTTTGTATTATTATCAGTTAGGTAAACATCATATTCACGTTGCTTTTCCGCTCGGTATCGTTCACCCTGTGGAATTACCGCAAGGATGCGAACACACTTTTCAGGGTATGCATACACATAACCCCAACCATCAATCTTATGTTCAGATAGTACCGCTCGTTCACGCTTTCGTGCAAAGTTCCACTCGAACTGCTCTAACAATACTCTACGTGTTAGATCATAATGCAATCTACATTGTCTAGCAGGTTCTGTTTCTTCCGTCATAGAACGGATGCGACCTGCATTGATAAGCGATAATGCTTGATTACAAATATCAGTAGGTGTCATGTTTCCACCTTTCTATAAAAAAAGAGGGATGCATAAGCACCCCTCGTTCAATTATTCAGCAGTTTCTTCCGCTTTCTTACCACGTTTCTTTGGTGTAGTTTCTGTTTCTTCTGTTTCCTCTACTTCTGCGGATGCATCACCTACAGGTTCAAACAAAGCGTTGAAGTAGTCCTTATCATATTCAGCCACTTCATCTTTTGTAAAGGTTACTGTTTCGCCCTCATGCAATAAGCCTAAGGTGTTGTGATAGCATTTTGCTTTAACAATATATTCCATTTATAACTCCTATACCAAACGCACATCAGGTGTCAAGAATGCAGTAATTGTACCGCCAGTCATATTATTAGCGTTAAGTTTTAAGTACTTTTTAGCACCGCTTCCTAAACGCACCGCAACTTTAGTACCTGCTTTAGAGTTAGCTGGTAATGTAATACCATGCAACAATACCGCATTAGCAATGTTTTCTGTATTAGATGTGTACAAGTTAAATAAAGGTGTACCAGTTACATCTTTGTCGATGCGAATTACAAGCCACAAAGATTTCTCTGCATCGCCACCATTACCATTCATAACTACATCGGAGTTAGTGTTTGCAGTTAATGCTTGTTTGTAGAAAAAAGTATTTTGTTTATCGATATACATATGTTATCCCCCTATTATTGTACACGTGCTTCAGTAGACAATAACGCATCTGTTTTACGAACAGGAATGCCATTTGCACGGACTACTGTATGACCCATTTCTTGGTCTTCGGAAATAGTGTATTTGTGTGCCTCGTTCTTTTGCATACGCAAGAATGTACGTACAGTAGGGTTCATATACCATACTGCTCGACCCATACCCATGTTAGGAATAAGTTCTTCCGCTTTAATCATAAGGTTGATAAGGTCAGCACCAGTCTTAGCATCTTTAGTCAATGCATTCACATCGATGTTTGCAATACGTACAACATATCTCCAATCACGTACAGTCAAGCCTGTATCAAGTTTGTAGTGTGTACGATAACCTTGGTAGCGACCGCCATCAGGGTCAGTCAATGTTTGTTCACCCAAGTCTTTATGGGAAATACCACCTGTAGAACCTTTAGGATAGATACCATGTACAGTATTTTTACCCCATACTACAAGGTAGATAGATGTAAGGTTAGTTGTACCGCCAGCATCAATAATGTTTTTACCGCTTTCTGCAGCTTTTTCATTGTAACGTGCTGCCAAGCCTACAAATTTTTCAGGGGAATTTTCATCACCATAGAATAATGTAGATGCCCATTCTTGGTTCATAGCCTCTAAGAATGCATAATCTTCGGACAAACGGAATGCAGCGGAGTTGCCGTTCAAATCTGCCAAAGATTTATCAATTTCTGCATAAGCTTCAAGCATACCGCAAGTGTCGGTTACTTGTTTTGTTTTGGACTTGCTTGGTTTAACACCATAGTTAAGCATTCTCCATGTAGCCTCAGGCAAGCCTGTACGTACAGTTGTTTTATGACCTGTAGGCAAGTTGCCCTCTACCATTGTCATATCTTGTACGATTTCATTTGTTTGGTTCATCATTTCGATGATTTGTGCAACTGCATTGTTTGGATCTAATCTAGATTGCACATCTAAAAGTGTTGGGTTCATAGTACCGATTGTAGCCATGTATTACTCCTTTAAATCAATTACTTACTCATAGATGGGTAAAGCATTTTTGCTCGTTCTTCCTCGGAAATGTTTGTACTTCCAGCTTTACCACTATTAGAATTGTTATCTTCGCCAGCCATATTAGCGATTTGTGCGAACAGTTTAATTACCTCTACACGATTACCTAAGCCGTTTTGAGATAAGATTTCACGAATGTTTGGAATTTCTTTTTCGACCGCCTCAACACCTACAGATGCTTGCGCTACTGTTTCGTCAAACTTCGCACCTAGAACCTCTTTTGTATGTTCTGCGTATGCTGCATACTGTTTCATTTCGGCTTGTTGCCGTTGCTCCTCATAAGCGGTTACAAGGTCTGTACCATATTTAGAACCAAACTTCGCCATTTCTACTGCTTGCTCTTGGGTTGCGCCTACACCATTAAGCAATTTAGAAAACTCATTAGCGATGTTTTCATCAACCACACCACCCTCAAAGGCTGGTGCAAAGTCATATTTGATTGGTTCAGGTACGCTTTGTTGTTCGCTTTGGTTAGCACCATCAGGGTTGCCACCTAGCAATGTGCCGCCATCATTCGTGTTTTGTTCTTGTGGTGTACCACTTTCCGCACTACCTGTGTTATTATTCGTGCCTTGTTCTAGTTCTTCTGCCATGTGGTTTATTCACCTTTCTTTTCTAAATCGTTAAACAATTTCTGTTGTTGGATATATTCCAGTTGTGCTTGGTGATATTTCTTTACACCCTCTACACCATCACCAATACTTCCTAAATCGTTCATATAGGATAACCCTACTTTTCGTTTTCCCTCGTTGAAGAATGTTTCAGAGTTACCAGTAAACGATGGTTTCAAAATATTGGTGCGGTCTAAAAGCCTACAAAAAAACCACCTACCAAGTTCAGTACTTAGTACGTGGTTAAGTGCATCAATATCACGATTACGAATATATTCTTGTTTTGTTTTCATCTACACCCCCATACCCATTAACTGTTGCATTACTGGGTTTCCGTCATTGGCTGCATCTGTTGCTTGTTTAGCTGCTCCAGCCATTTGAGGTGCTAATTGTGCCATTTGTAATGCTTGTGCTTGTTCCTCTTGTTCTTGTTGTGCTTGTTGTTGTTGCTCCATGATTTTTTGGTAATCATCATTAGAACGAATAACCCTAGCTGGTACACCAAGATTTACACCATAAATGTCAGCTGCCTCTTCAAAGTTGAATTTCTGAACGATGTTCGCATTGCCCTGTGCTAATGACATAATGAAAGCATAGTACTGTTCAATATTCACCAATGAGGACATTTTCTGTGCTTGTGCTAATGGAGATATGTATTCTATCTTTACATCCATTCCATTTAGCATTTCAGCAGTTTGTTCATCAATAGGCGGAAATATTCCAGCCCTATCTAAGATGCCATAAGTACGTTCAATGATTGGGTTTAGAAACTCACTTTGTAAGCGTTCAACTACAGGCCCTAACTGTTGCATCTTTTCTTGTGTACGCTCCATAACCTCACGTGCGGTCATTTGTCCGCTATCGATGTTATCAAGCATCAAGAATAAGTCAGCACTATATGCACGTTTAATACTTTCAGATACGAATTGTATCTTCGCTTGTACATTCGCAACATCAATACCTACATTGAATATTGGTTCAACTTTACCGCCAGTATCAACTTCCGTTACACCGCCCGGAAATAGATTAACACTACCGATTACATCGGATGTAGCACTCATAGGTGGTTTAATACCTAATTCGATTGCAGTTACTAAGTCTTTTTCAAGCAGTTGTAACATCTGTGCATCGGACTGTGCGAACCATGCACACCCTTTACCATAACCACTTAGATCATGTGTAGTGTGTCTAGCAATAGGAATAGACCATTCCTCAAAACCACTATGTCTTAGCACTTCATCGGAGTTGCTCCCCTCTATCCAATATATAGATGAGTAAGGCATATTCTTATTGCCTAGTTTTCCGTTGCGGTCTTTATTAGGTGTTACTAACCAACACACAACATGAGTTGTTGCATTACCTTTGCCATCGTCATATTCACGTTTTACTTGTTCAGTACAAGCATTATAACCAAACTCTTCAACAAGTTGGTCTGCGGTCATGCGGTATTTTCTACCAAAGGTGTTTACCTCACCATTACTGCCACACTCTAATGCATATGTACCGATTGGATAAGATGTGAACCTTACACCAAATTTAGGGTCAGGCATGATTGACATAGGTGCTTGTCCAAATGGTAATTCCATATAGGCTTGATGCACTACGTTATAGAAATTAGATTTAGCAAATACTGCGTACAAAATCTCTTCACGTTCATCTAATACCTTACTAACATCACTATTTGCTGCTAGGTCAGTATTTTCTAATGTCAGCTTGAACCACTTTCTACTAGGTGGTGTCATGCCACTCATTACACCTGATGCGAATATTTGGCAACTTTCCCAAGCCACACCATTATTTATTTTGTCGGTGTAGACTTTCGATTGGTCTTGTTCATCATCAAATAGTCCAAGGAAAGGTAGTTGATAATCTCGAATATCTTTCCACTTAGCAACGTACTTTTGACGATTATTGAACATAGCATTAAACTTTGCCTTAATTTTCGTGTAATCACGTTTCTTAGGCATCGCATTTGTCGGTTGTCTAGCAAGCGTTGATAGGATAGTTCCTTGCATCATTAACCCCCTAATGTGTTCTTAGTGCCAGTTGTTGCCGTGGAAAGAATTGTACTTTCATAACCACGTTTGCCCTTACGCTTTTTAGCATACCAATCTTCACCAGTCATTGTAGTTGCATCATCTGTTTGTACAGTTGGTGCTGGTGCTGGAATTGGTGTATCAGGCATCTTATTTTTCATGCACATTTAATCACCCCTTATCGTTTAAATGGATCATACTCTGTGTTAGCATGAACCCTACTCCCTACATTCACTTTTTTATTGACCCTGAACGCAAAGGTCAAGGCTAATGCATCGCCTTTATTTGGAGATGGTAAGCCACGTTCTTTCATATCCTTTTTACTTTCAAGTTGTATTCTGCCGTTCTTATCGATGATAGCCTCAGGACTTGTTATATCGTCATATAACCCTTGGTCGTTCGGTGGAATAGAACCGCCCTCTTTTAGCCATTCTTTCATTTCGCCCCACATATATGCTCTCATGTTAAGATACATATCATTAGGTGCTTTACCACCAAAGGCAACTAACCGCCATCGTCTACCCATTGATTTACCGATACTATAAATGCCAGTTCCGTAGCCTTGGTCAATAAACACCGCATCTGCTTTGTATTCATCCTCAAACTGCGCAATAAGGTTAGCCATACGCATATCATCGTCATTCTTTTCTATTGTGGCCAAGCACTTCATTGAATAGCCTTGTCGCATTACGATTTCTAGCGTATCGCCACCAGTCCACGCTGGATCTACACCAATAATCGTTGGTAGATTACTAAAGTCAGTAGGCTTGTAAATCCTCTTTTGTGCCTCGTCAACGATTGATGCGGATATAAACTGTGTATCAGATGCACTAGGGAATAAACCTCGAACACGAACCTTTACAAAGTCGCTATCTTCACCATGAATATCAACCCATTCTTGCAACTTAGCTTTGTTTGAGATTTTAACAGTACGGCTATCTATTTGATATGTAGTCCAGTAGTTACGATGCTTTCTAAAACATTCTCTAAACCTACCGCTATTACGTGTAGGGTTACCAAACACACACCATATAATTTCTGTTTCCTTATCCGTTAATGCACCCTCTGTTACTTCCCATATCTTGTCAGATATTGCGGATGCCTCATCAAAGATGATAAGAATACGATTACCTTGATTGTGTAGACCAGCGAATGCCTCTGGGTTACTTTCACTCCATGGGATAGCATCAATGCGCCATGTCTTCTCATACTGTTTATCAGCACTAAACAAAGCAGTAGCAGTATAGGTGAATAACTCTTTACCTATGAATAGGTTGTACCACTTATTGAGTTCCGCCCAAGTCTTAGACTTTAACTGTGTATCAGTATTAGCGGTTACAACTCCACGTGTGTTTTCATGTGTAGCAATAGCAAATAATATCAACAACGAAGAAAAAGCGGACTTCCCAATACCATGACCTGATGCAACTGCAATTTGTATTGCCTTAGCTAATGACTTACCCTTACGTAGTTCTTCACCTATTTTCTTGAAAGTCTTAACTTGCCATTCGTCAGGGCCATCAAAGTTTTCAAGCGGTGTTCCTTTTTCTCCCCAAGGGAATGCGAAATAAACAAAGCCTAACGGATCATGCGTGAACGAACCCAACGCATCAATCAGTTGTGCCTTGTTGTACTTCATCAGATTTCACCCTTGCTTGTTTCATCCTATCGGATATATCAATCTCTATTTCTGCATCTAGTTTCACCTTATCGGTAAATAACATATGCCGTTTACCTAAGAGTTCAGCTGCCTTAGTTCTATCTGCTACAGATACATCTAAACCAAATGCATCTTTTTCTTCGCCACACATAACCCTAGTGAGATATTCCAATACTTCATCAGCCGTTGCGATTGTGTTTTTACTACGCTCGTTCATGACTGCATCTATATATTGGCGCACCTTAGGTTTTCTTAGCATCTTACTTCCTGTTACACTTGCACTATTTTCTGCATATCCAGCCTTAATAGCACTCTGTGTTGCGTTGGTAGTCTTGATATACTCATCTGCAAATATACGTTCTTTTTCTGTTAAGGTGTTAGCATCTGCCATATATCAATCACCACCTTTATATGTTCTAACTAAAAAAAGTAACACCTCGTGTTGCTTGGTGCTACTGTACTCACTTTCTTTTTTATAGAGTTGTCCTTGTTTAAAGGTCTTACCCTTTTTGTACTTGTGAGGAAATGTTAGTTTATATTCCTCTTCCGTGTACATCCTACTGACAATATATATCTTGCAAGGCTTATCATATTTGCTCCATGATTGCCTTACATCGACCACATATCGCCTGCCGTTCATTTGTAATGCTTTAAGTAGTTTCTTTATCGTTGGTTGATAATTCACATCCAACACCACACAATACCGATTAAGATGAGTACACCGCACACGATAGCTAAACCATCGATGAGTGTAATCATTGTATCGCCACGATGTTCGTAAGCATATTTAGCTTTAGCCTGTAGGTCTTTATTGTTCAAGTCCTTGGCTGCTTGTTTGAATAGTTTTCTATCCTCAATGAATTGTTTGATTGCTTTAATCATTTAAGCACTTCGCCGCCTTTCCTTTTTAACTTGCCATGTGATCTAACACATAATCCATAATTGCCTTTACTTGCACCGCCACAAGTAATATATGTTTGACACAAGCCATCATATTCTATTGTCTTTGCGGTACATATGCCATTCTTATTGTTAAGGCATTTCTTTTTACAACACAAAACATCCGTCATAATCTCCCCTTTATGATAGATTTATACAAAAATTGGAGTATATCGCCGTGGATATACCCCATTATGTGATAGTTTTATTCTGTTTCTTTGTATTAATCACTCAAAACTAGGTGCGTTATTGATGACATGACAATTTATGCTTTTTGAGGTTCAACTATGAATAAGGAAAAACAAAGTTGGAAAAGAGAAACACACCTAGTTTTCAATAATCACTTACACACTCAATACCAACAACTAACATTTTGATGGATCGTAATCGTGTTAGGTTAAGTAACAACAAGAATATGAATAAGTTTCTTTTGGAGGCTGCTAGTTGTCAGTATTCAATGTGTATAACCAATTAGGGCAGGTTCATATCTTTAAGGTTAATAATGTATAAGCTATATATTGTGAGGATATTCGACCCACCCTTATCAGTTAGCAGTAAATTTACATATAAAGTTTTTGTCTTAACACATACTTCAAAAATTGAAATTAGAAAAAAGTATAGTGTTTCACTCACCAAATCAATTATGGTTGCGCTGCTACTCTGTAAATGTCAGCTGCCATTACATTTCGCCCATATACAACAAAGGCGCACTCTTTTATGGGTGCGCTTATTGTTGTGTTTTGATTTGTCCTAAGGAAAGAGTGAGTATAAGTTGTTTAGTGGCAACTTCTACATATATATTATACCTAATAGCAAACTATAGGTACACGGACAATCACGGACATTTACGGACATTATAGGACAAGTTTTTGTCCAAACTCCAATAATGCTTTTTGCTTGTATCTCTTCGCTTGTTTTGTTGAATAACACCCTATCATTTTATAAGCATCTTCTGTTGTATTGTTGAGTACAAATTCATAACGTAGGATGATTGCACCTAGCTTTTCATCTAGTGCATCTATCTTATTGATCGCATCGCATTTCAATTTAGATAACTCGTCAATACGTTTATCACGTTCTGCGACTGTGTCCATAAATCTTGATACACTAACCTCTAAGCCTTGCGGAGTACCGCCACCTGTTACCCTATCTTTACTGTAATCAATCGCACCTATTGATGTAAGGTTTGCTCTTAATTGATTGATTTCTTCCTTGATAGATGCAATCTGTACATCTATTAACTTTACTGGTTGTAGATACTCAACCGCCTTTTCTATTAGTTGCTTTTCGTCTAATTCGCCCAAACACTCACCCCCAAAATAAACGCTAAACACATTATGATTAACCCCAAACCTACTATAATTGCACTTTTAACTCCAAACTTCACATCAACAAAATTTATCAACAAGATAGTAAGTATAGATACTAAGGCACTTACAAATAATGTTTTAAGCATAATCTATTTATACCTCTGCTAGTTGTGCATACTTCCAGCAAACTGGAACATCGGCAATTTTATTACTCCACGATGTCCTGCCATCTACCCATGTATACACTTTTTTATACTCATATTTTGCAAAATATCTGCACTTCCACACATCATTCTCACTATCCCTAACAAATACAGGTGTATCAACCTCTACTTTAGACCAATCAACAATGCCTAATTCTTCTGCAAGGTCAAAAACCTCATTAGCACTTAATTTTGGTAGTGCTGCCATAACCCCAGTTATACCAATATACTTTTTACAACTGCTTATTCTTACTTCATCTACATCATCAAACACGGATGGCTTTTCATTTGTTAGATACATATTATCGTATTTATCAGCCACAATATATCGCCAGCCATCATCATATAGCTTTTGAAGTAACCACTCCCTACCTTGTTCATCTGTGATCATACTGTATTCACTCTCCTTATTTTTAAAATAACCCTTACCATTTACACATCCATCTTCCTATATTTTCACTCCACTTAAACTTAGCTACATCATATAGTTCAAAATCATCAATGCTTTCTCTTACCTTACCGATATAGAACACATCCTCTTCACTCTCTACCGCAAGTTGGCATAAGAAATCAAATGCATCTTGATAACTTTGAGGTGCGATGTAGAAATCGGAGTGATTAACATAACCACTATAACTTGTCATTAAATCACCCCTGCCAGTAATAAAACAGAGATTACGAAATTAATTCCACAAGCAAGTGGTGTTATATTTTCATCATCTGTTATAGCGCACATGACAAGATTGTTTATCATAAGTGCTACTGCAACCAACTTCCAACACAGTAATTCATCCACTTTTCCACCTCTTATGATAGGGCGGATATTTCACCGCCCATATCCTTTATAAACTATTTACCAGCTTTTAATTCTTCCACTTCCGCTACTAACTTAGTAACCAATGTTTCAAGTTCTTTGATTTTGCCTTTGTGGTTGAGTTCGTATTCAGAACCTTTACCCAATCGGAAGTTCACACTAGCATTTACCATTTTTTCAGAACCAAGCGTACCGCCTACGCTAAACATTAAGTGTTCATTTGGTGCGTAAAAACCACCAAGTGCTACCGCACTATGACCTTTGTAATGACCTACACCAACGGAGAATGTCATTTTATCGTCCTTGTTGTAACCTAGGTAATGAAGTGCGGATAATGCTGCATTAGCTGCACCAGCTTTACCGATTTCACGTTCTACGTTGCGTGTCATACCACGCTCCAAACTTTCGATGCGGTTTTCGTGGTTTTCCAATACGTTCGCATGGTCTACTAATGTTTGTTCATGAGATTGTAATTCTTGTTCATGGTTGTTAATGATCGTTGCATGATTGTTAATTACTGTTTCATGACGATTGATTGCATCTGTATTATCTCGAATAGCTTTAGAATTTGCACCTACACGCTCGTTTGTAGCGTTGATAGAGTTAGTAATCGTTTCGTAGTTATCATCGACCTTAGCGGTTAAATTTTTGATGTTGTTTACATTGCGGTCTACACGGATATTTAAGCACTTAATATCTTTATCGTGTTTTGCAAGTTTTGCACCCATAGATGCGATTTCATCGTAGGCAGCGTATAACTGGCTACCATTGACTGCATCTGTAGATGCTGCATCAACTTGTCCAGCTGCAACATTTGTAATTTGGCGGTTGTAATATTTAACACCACCAAAACCAGCTCTATCTTTAGAACCAACACTCACTACAGATTGAGGGTTTTCACCAGCGAAAACGTGAGTAACCCCATTTAATACCACTTGTTGTGTAGGTACTGGGTTATCTGTTACGGAATTAGTACCCAATGCTACACTATTACTTTTGTCAGCAACTGTGTTATTACCAATAGCGTATGCATCCCATGCAGTCGCTTTACCATGAGTGCCTACTACTGTTGCTCCCTGACCTGCGGTTTCGGAGTTCGCTCCAATTACCACTTGCTCTTGGTTGCTATTTGTTTTGTTGTTGTAACCGATAATGGTAGTTTGGTTAGCACTTACTGTTCCGTTGTTAGAACCGATAACAGTTGTATCATTACCACTAACTTTATTATCTCGACCTAAAACGATTGTGCTTGTACCAGTAACTACTGTATTCACACCTAATGCTGCGGAGTTGTAACCGCTAACTACTGGTGCAGTAGTATTTGGTTCTACTTGACCTACTACAATACCATTTGCAAATGCACTACCTGTAACTGCTGCCATAACCATTGTTGCTAATACTAATTTGTTGTTCATGTTAATTTCTCCTTTTATGTTATTTAATTTATTAAACTTATTTACCTGTGCTACCATAACCGCCAGCACCACGTTCTGTTGCGGTTAGTTCATCTACTTCTACTACATCAACCAATTTAATTGGTACGATGATTAATTGTGCGATGCGATCACCTCTAGCTATTGTGTAGTTTTTACAAGATACATTCTCATACACAATGCTAATCTCACCACGATAATCTTCATCGATTATTCCAACGCTATTGGCACATCGTAGCGGTGTTTTACTCATGCTACTTCTAGGTGTCAATAACCCCATGTGATTAGGTGGAATTTCAACTGCCACACCTAATGGAATTTGTCTTTTGCTATCCGCTGGTATTGTTACACTAAACGGACAATATAGGTCTAACCCAGCCGATACTTGTGGTAAATCGGAGTTTACTTTCCCCCTTGTTGGTAGTTGTGCATATTCACTAACCAACTTTACTTTCATTTGTTCTCTCAAAACTCCACCCCTAACATCATTAATGCACGTTTGACTGTTTTATAATCATCACCAACTTGATAACTCATTGCCCTTAATGACATTCCAGCTTGATGCATTTTTAATAATAAATTTCCATCCAACTCACTTGCACGTGTATATGTTTTCTGTGGTTTTGTACCTTTCAAACCCAAACAACACAACGCTCTGCCAGCACTTATATTTCCGTAAACACAAGCTGCTAACGCAAGCCAATTTAAGTTATTATCAGGAACAAACTCACTCATATTAACTGCCATGTTCCTCACTCCATTCACTTTCCTTATAGATACGGAAGAAATCATCCGCACTTAAAACCACCAACCAAGGTTGATTGCTTTTCTTCCAAGCTACTATAGGCATATCTCCATTATCTGCAGCGATTGCATCGTGTTCGGCTTGCTCATATGCCTTTCTCACATTGAGGTTTTCCACAAACTTCACTTCTTGGTGAATGTTTGGCAAGCCTACACAGTCCGATGCATCACCTGTATTACCACAATACTGTGCAGTTCTACGTACTTTATCGAACCCATGCGACCTACACATATCTCGCCACATTCGTTCGCCCCTAGCACCTTTTTGTTTGCTATTTATTGGCATTATCTATTCACCCACTTCATACACCCAATTCGCATATAATATTCTTTTTCTTGTTCATTCAATTTAACAGAACCCTTTATTCGTTTAGCCTTTTTTACAAAGCCACCAAACTCATAAATATTACCTCTAAAATCAAATGTATCTATTTCATCAATTAAGATTAGACCAGCATCACCAAGCAATTCATCAATCGTTTCATAATGATCATCATATAAATCTCTTGGTATTGCATAATACAGATACATCACATTGTGATTATCGTGATAACGTGCTTTCTTGAAATCATTTCTGAAATCGTTTATATCCGTTTTGATTTCAATTTCTGTTAAGTGCAAAGTGTTTAGATTAAAATATATAAAGTCAGCCTCATAAGGTGGTTTTCCGCTATCCCTCATCATTACATTAGGTATGCATATATTTTTAAGAAATAAATGTTGCCCTAATGCATATTGAATATCTTGTTCTGTCAAACACTCACCCCCTCTACATATTGTCCACATCTCTTCAGAATGCCTTTCACCAGCTCCAACGGAATATGCGACCTTGTGTTATATCGATTAATACCAGTTGTATTTAACTTATTGAATTTGATGGTGTTCTTTATATCATCTTTCAATAACTTCAAATCGATATTGCTACCAAACTTTGTTGGTTTCTTAACTGGGTAATCATAGTTGTTGTAATAGGTTAAATTCTCATAAGGAATATCGAACCCTATTACATTCGCTATGTACTCCCATATCCGCCCATATGCTGGGTTTTCTATGACAAATACTTTAGGTTGATAACGCTCAATGATTTTTAATGTGTTGTATATGCACATCTCACCATTGATACGTGTTAGAAATGACTTATCATATTTGAATTGGTAGTTTTCATAATCGGCTTGATTTCTGATTGTGAATTTACTGCCTTGTTCGTACTCACCGAACAAATTTACAATCATATCCTTTTCTTGTTTCCAACACGCATTACCACCTTTCATAGAACTTGCCACGCTCCAGCTTTCACATGGTGGACTAGCTAGAATAACATCAGGTCTATCTAGCTTGTCCAACTGTTCCCATAGTGCGTTGGGTTTATGCAGCGTATTAACTGCAAGGTCTTGGTTGATACACGCATCACCAATTCCTATTGATGTGATCGTGTGTTGCCCCCCCCACATTCATGTTATATTCATCTACCGCTTGACGATAGCATCCATTACCATCATCGAATAACCCCCAAATGTGCATCCTCTTTTCTGTTCACCTCAATCAATCACAGTACATCCATACTTTGCTTTTCTCATACGATGCTTAACTTTCTTTACGTTGTTCCCCAAGTACGCTAACACATCATTTTGTTTGATTGCGTTATCTTGCATCGTTTCCCTTTTCCGTTTATACATTCGATACGCTGGACACTTAACGTGGCAAGCTACCTCTCTGTATTCGCATCCCTTACATGGTGCATCCATTTGATACTTACTCCTTATAAAAGACTAACCATATTGTCTTTCCCCTACGTTGGCCAATTAGCGGCTCATATGGTAACAAAGGTTTTACCATTGGTAATGTGATTTGTTCCTCGTTCCATTTAAATATTAGTGTTCCGTTTTGTTTTAACACTCGCCAGCACTCCGATAGTCCTTGTTTTATATCTTCTTGCCATGTTTGTTCTAATCGCCCATATTTCAATGCTAGAAATGATTTATCGCCAGCTTTTAATAAGTGCGGTGGGTCAAACACTACAAGGTGAAAACTTTCATCTTCAAAAGGCATCTTGCGAAAATCTGCTATCACATCAGGTTTTACAATTAATTTCCTACCATCACATAGTGTTGTGTCTAATGTGCGGTTATCCATATAAACGGTTTCTTCATGCTCTCTATCGAACCAAAACATTCTAGAACCACAACACGCATCTAATATTTTCACATTGGCCACCTAGAACGGAATATTTTCATCTTGCGGTTGCTCGAAACTATCAAAGTTGCTAGATGCAATTTCATCATTTGTTAATGATGTACCTACAAAGTTTGCTACAACTTCTGTTACATATCGTTTTTGTCCATCTTGTGTTTCGTATGAACGTGTTTGAAGTCTACCCTCTACAAACACTCTATTGCCTTTCCTCAAATTACCAATGCTTTCGCCTAGCTTTCCCCAAGCCACACAGTTGATGAAAGCGGTTTGTTCTTTTGCTTGCCCCTCACTATCTAAGTAAGTATTGCTTGCTGCAACTGTGAAAGTTGCAACTGCCTTTCCACTTTGTGTGTAACGCACTTCAGGATCACGTGCTAAATTCCCCATAATTTGTACTGTATTCATTCAATTCTCCTTTAAATCTTTTGTTCGATGCACATTGTGCCTTTGTATACCTTGATGATTTCCTCTAGGCTTTCAAAGGTCTTTACATCTGCATTCAAAATCATTTGCATCTGTTGAGATGCCTCTTCTTGCGTTTCCACATTTAGCGGTATCTCAATAGTGATAACCATCTTTCGTTTTTTACTTAGCATTTATCCCCCTTACCAATAACTAAGTTGGTTTAGTTCTGCCTCACAATCATCTACATATACATCGTAGCTAGGGTGAATGTGGCAATCGACTGTTGCCTCATTCCTCATGATTTCAAGCAAGTTTTCAATCTTGGTTCTTGCTTGTGCCTCGTTATTTGCCAGCACTTGAAAGCTAACATTGAATGATACATTCACGCTTACATCAAACTCTTTTACTCTTTCCCTCACATTTAACCCCCTATTGCTTGTTTCAGAAGTTCCTTGCCACTATCTGATAAGTTGCTTTGTTCAATTACTTTCGCTACATCTACTTGTTCTTTGGCTACCTCTACAAGATTGCCTGTGCTAGTCATTTCAATTCTTTTCTGACCAGCATTGAGTAACTCTCTTTCCTTTTCTGCTTTTTCTCTTGCTTTAAGTAACAAGTGATTATCCTTGATTGAATTTGCCATTCGTTGGCGGTGCGTTTCACGTTCCACTAATTGCTCGTAGCATCTAATGAATTGTGATCTACAACTTGCCTCGTTATATTCGTTCCCCATTCTAGGGTTAAATGAAGACCATATAGTATTGGCAGCTTGCAATGTTATACCTTGTAAATGTTCTTTGCCATGTTCAAAGCCATAAGCACCTACCGCTTTAATGACTTTTTCCCATTCGCTTTGTGCGATTGGTAGTTCCTCATGTGCATTTACAAAGGCACTTAATGCGGAACATTCCTCTCTAATTTCTGCAATCGTTGGTAAGAATTTACATCTATCAATCAGATTGCTTATCGCTTGTTCAATGGTAACTGGGTTTACGTTAGATAACTTTGTTACATACAACATCATTCGTTGCTCTGACATATCAGTAGACCACGCTATCTGTAACATCGATAGTGCTTTCAAAGTCTGTTGTTGATTGTTCAATATCTACACCCCCTAACTTATTCATCAAGTTATTAACTACGTTGATTGCATCTTCCTTGCTATTCTTTTTAGAATTAGGTTTTCTATATTCGCTACGCTCCCATGTTCTAACCGCTGCTTTCCAATCTTTCATGGAGTTTTTGCCTACTTTCCATCCGTTGCTTTCGTAGTAGTCAAAGAAATGTTCAGCGTTTACATTATTGTTACGTTCCATACAGTATTGTTTAATATCAGAGATAGAGGGTTTTTCAAAACGCTTGCGTTTTGTTGTAGTGCTTGCACTACTATCTATCTCTTTCTCTATCTTTATCTCTTTCTCTAACTCTATCTCTATCTCTGGTGGAGATTTCTCGGAGATTTGTCGGAGATTTGTCTGGACATTTGTCCTATCTGTTTCTATTCGTTGTCTATACTCCCTCTTTCTATCAGCCTCACTACTGCCTTTACCAATGAAGTTTTGAATATCCAACATATAGATAGCACCATTTTCTAGTACATCGATTAGTCCTAAGTCCTTGAAGATTGATAATGCTTGTTTAACTGTTCCTATTTGGTGTCCAGTTACACTTGCCAGCATTTCTGCATTGTATGGAATGCGATCATTAACCACCAACTTTCCATCATTCTTTAGACTTCGTAGGTAGAGTTTTAAAAGAATATTGCTATACAAGTACCCATCTTTCATACTTTCCAATATCTTCAACTCATCACTATCAAAGAAATTATCTTTTAATCTAAGATAGTAATATTTTTTGTTGTCGCTCATAGGCTAGTCCTTGTTTAGACTTTCGATAAACTCTTCTTCTGTTAATGGTTTACCTAGCATGGCAATTCTAGTTAGCACTTTTGCGATTTCTTCACTTTCGTTTTCTGCACTCAACACACTATCGACCATTGCATAGATAGTATTTAGTTCTTCAATCAATCTATTGTTATATGTTTTATCACCTTGGTCTGCTTTGTAAACTTCAATTCTGTTTTCAACATAGGCTCTAATCATTACCAATTCGTTCATATTCATCTGTCCTCTTTTCTACTTCTTCTAACAAGTGTTTACGTATCTCTTTTGCGAACACTCCATGTGCTTGATTATGGCATTGCATACACAAGCAAGCTAAATTTCTCAAATCACTCAAACCGCCTTGTGAACGAAACACTATGTGGTGGCATTGTTCAGCCCTGTAGCCACATATAACGCATTGTCCGTTATCACGTTCATAGGCTTGTTTTCGTGTTACTGCATATAGTTTGTTATCCCTTTTCTTTCTGTTGTTCACGCTCCCACCCCTCTATGAGTGATTGAATGTACTCACTAGGTTCTAACTTGATACCTAGTTGTTCACATTCATCTGTTAGGCAATCAATAAGTCTTGCCATTTCTTGCTGGTTATATACTGACGAACCGTGGTAACACATTATGTTGTGATACCATGGAATGCTTTTACATTCGCCAGCATCTTCGGCTATCCATCCCAGCCCATGACCTTGCCATATTTGAATATAGCGTTCGATTGCATCCTCATGGACTGGTACATATGTGAAATGTCCACAGTCTTTTATTGCCTTTCGGTACACAGCCTCTTTTGATGTGTACCAAGTCTTGCTTAACTCTTCCGCTATCTTTTGACATAGAACCCAGCAATAAGCATTAGCATTCATACTGCGTGATTTTGATTTCTTTTTGATTTCAATCACGTATTCTTTTTCTTTATCTAATTTCGCTAGATCATTGTCATGTGGTGCTGGTATTACTACCATTACACCTAGCGGACTACGGAGTGTTTCAATATTACTTGTTGTCCACTTCATAACCTTTTACCCAGTCATAAAGTTTTGACATTTGATTTCTTGTAATGTTATCAATCACACCAACACCAAACATTTCAGTTAATTGGTGTGATACTTGTTCTTCACTTAACCCATGTTCTTTTGCCATCTTCAAGATAATTGCGTATGCATTGTGAGGGTCAAAGTCTTTTTCTTTCTTTTCTTTTTCAGCTGCTGCATTAATTTTTGTATCTTGTAAACCTCGGTATACATCAGCACCTACACCAATCATTTTTGCTGCAGTACCTAGTGCATCTGTAACCGCCATCTTGAATGCCTCATCGTTTCCGTGGTAACCATTTTTATCTTTTTGAATTAAGAAATCGCCACCATAGCCGGGAATTGGTTTACTCCACTCGTTACCATCTTTGATATAAAGATTTACTTTTACATAAAGCATCGTTTCGCCAGTAGCCTCTACCAATACTTCTTTTGTTTCTACAATGTCAAAGTACCAACCAATGCCACACATACCATATGTTTCGGTTAATATTTCCCATCTCCATTGAGGCGAAATATCATACTTGCCTTTTAGTTTTCCAAACTCGATTGGCTTTAAAGCTGATTGCGGTACACTCTTAACCGCTATATATCTACTATCCATCTATACCTCTTTGTACTTGTAACCACGCATTTCTAAGAAATCAGTTAAATCTTTTGCATCATCTTCGGTTAAGTCATAAACAGTAACTGTTAAACCAGTTTTTGTTTCTACAACTTCGATTGTTTCAACTGGTTCGTTTGTGATGCTTGCTCTTGCTGCCTCTTCCATTTCGTTACGTTCCGCAAACTTTGCGTTGATTAACTCTCTAGCTTGATCTAGTGGCATATCTTGTACTACATTCCAACACTCATTAAACGTGATTGGTGTTGCTAGTTCGTATTGTTGGTTGCAAGTATCAACAATAAACTCAATCATGCCTTTTTTCTCTGCTAAGATTTGTTTGTAATCATCATCCGATTGTTGCCGTTTTGAAATCTCAATCATCATTCCCTCAATGGAGATTTCAATGTCTTTCATCTTTGCAGTTTTGTTCAACCAGCGTTTATCATGTTGAAGTTGATTTGCGTATTCTTCACGCACTCCATATTTTTCAACCATCTTTTCGATAAACTTATTAATGGCATCTGTTTTAGCTTGCGCCTCTTTTTCATCAAAGTATTTAATTTGTTCTGCAAGTGGTTTTTCCGCATCGTAAACAACTTTCAATACTTCGTTTACTTCTTCTTCAAATAACTCAATCGGTCTTTTAAGTTCTCGTTTTTTCTCTTTACAGAATTTATCAAGTGTTGTTCTGTACTTAACGATTTCATTCTTAGCACTTACCATGTCCTTATAGTTTTCTTCTGTTACTACAAGTCCTTTGTACTTTTCTAACTGTGCCTCAAAGTAAGATTTGATTTCATCTTTGTTCCACTTGAACACTTGTTGATTTTGACTAACAATAGGTGTTAAATTAATTTCCATTTAATTCTCCTTATACTTGTGATAAAATATAAGTAGAGATATTTCACATACTCTCTACCAAGTCCGCTAAACTTCTTCTACTTTTCACTAGCGGACTTTTTTATTTTCGTAATACTTAATATCGTCTATCCAATAACCAACTAATACCCAAGTTACAACTCCAAGCATTGTTTGACAGAACCATGTCCACCAATCAATGGTATCTAGTTGTAAACTTCCCATAGCACCAACGGCTATTAACGCTGCAATGGCTCTAAGCCAATAACATAACTTAATCATTTAATTCTCCTTATTGAATTGGGTTATAACAAAAACCATATACTCTATCGTGAGTACCAACTTTTCCGTAATGTCTGCGTAGAACATCAGATGTATTTTCATCTTCAAGTTTTCTAGCATCTTCACAATGACATTCCCAACCATAAGGTGTGATTTCATCAAATATTGTTTCGATGTAGTCATAGTGTTCTTCTCTAATTTTCATGCCAGCACAGGCGATGGCTTCATTAAATCGATTATTAATAAACATATCTATAACTCCTCTCTTACGATCACTAGCATTTGGCTGGTGATTTTTTTTATTTCATTTTTTAGGTATTTGTTTTCTTCTCGTAAGCTATCAACCTCTGCTTTCAACTTTCTATATGCCATTGGTGTGTATTCATCATCTAGTCCTATAAGGCTTTCAACTTCCTTTTTGCTGAACCTAACTCCAGCTACACCTTTTATCTGATGAAGTATGCCTTGATTTCTCATGTTGTATACACTTGTTTCTGTACATTTAAAAAGTTTCGCTACATCTGATACTGTGTAAACTACACTTTCAACTTCACTCATATATCACTCTCCTATAGGAATTACAGTTAAACTGTAATTTTAGTGTAAAAAAATATTACAGAAAAATAATTCTGTGGTACGGAACACCATAAAGATTTTCAATCTTTTTCAATACATGAACATCTGGGGAAGATTTCCCTTTCTCATAATTGATTAGCGTATATTCGCTAATACCTAGCATTTCTGCTGCTTTCTTCTGAGTTAGTCCAGCATTTACTCTAGCTGCTTTCAAGGTCATTCCATCTTGTACAAAGTTCTCTTGTGTCAATTTATCACCTCACTTTATCTATTTGTTAATTGCATTGTATTACAGTTAAACTGTAATGTCAACAGTTTTTCTGTAAAATACGAAAAAAATAATTGATTTTTTTACAGTTTAAATATATGATATAGATAGTAAATAAAAAATTTAAAAATCACAGAGAGGTGAAAGCAATGAGTGATTTAGGAAATAAAGAAATATTCGCTAAAAACCTAAGATATTATATGAATTTATATAATAAAACTAGAAATGAAGTAGCCAATGATAACAACGTATCATATACAACTCTTGCTAGTTGGTTAAATGGTGATAACTATCCACGCATTGATAAGATTGAAAGATTGGCTAATTACTTTAGAGTAAATAAAGCTGATTTAATAGAAAACAAATACTCTGACAAAGAACCATATTATAATGATCCATCTGTTACAGAATACGCACAAGCCGTAAAAGATAACCCAAATCTTAAATTACTCTTTGATGCAAGTAAGGATATGTCAAAGGATGATATTGAATTTGTAATCAATACTATCGAAATGTTAAAGAAACGTGAGGGCAAATAATATGGAATTACTATTTTCTGTTATATCTATTGTGGCTTATTTCTTTGGTTATCCTACTGTTGCAGGTATTGTAGGTATAATAGCCACTATATTATTTATATTATTCTATTCTAAGCAAAATAAACCTTATGCAGTTTTCGTTCCGTGGTTAATCGTTTCAATTCTACTAAATGTATTATTTATTAATTACAAGCCTAACTTTATATTAAGCGTAGGTATTGTTTCTTCAATGTCCATATGGCTTACTTCTGTTTTGGTATGGTTGTTTAGTTTGATAAATAAATAATGTGGAATTTTATACACATATAATGAGATACAATAACCCCATAAGGGGGAAATGTATATGAATATAGTTTTGATTTACACCAAGTTAAGACCAACTCAAAATGCAGTACTTACTTTAAACGATGATGGCACTTATACCATCTTAGTTAATAGTGATAAGCCTATCGATGTACAACGTAAAGGTATATTACATGAGATAGGTCATATATTACATGATGATATGTATAGTCATGCTCATATTGATTTAATTGAACGCATGGCACACGCAAGGGAAATAGAGTTTGAGGGAATAAACTTCTACACGCATATATTGTGAGGTACATTATGCAATATAACTTCACCATAAGAAAAAAAGACAAAGGCTTTCAAATCATAGTCGCATACAAAGACGGATATAAGTGGAAACAGAAATCTAAGCAGGGTTTTAAAACTAAACGTGAGGCTAAGGAATACGGACACGTTATAGTTAAAGAGTTGGACAAAACCGCACTACTCACCAAAGATACAGAATTGAAAGAATTAACTTTCAAGGAATTTGCGGATATGTTCCTTGAAATAAAAAAGGCACACGTTACGCATAGTACATTAGTTATGTACAATCATGCGGTGTGTGCTTATCAATCAATTCATAATATGCGGTTATCAGATATTAAACCACTACACATACAGAATGTTGTAAATAAAATGGCTACATCACCTACTACTATTAACTCATATTACAAAGTAGTAGAACGGATATTCTACATAGCAATAAACCCATACAAAATAATTGGTGATAACCCATGTACTGGTGTTAGGCTGCCACGTATGGAACGAAAGAATATGATCTATACAATATCAGATGAAGATTTAAACCAGTTCGCCAAATACATGAGGGAAAAATATCCACAAGCCTATTACTTTTTACAGATAGCTAGATATACTGGTATGAGGTTTAGTGAAGTATAC